TCCTGTTTATCATAAATTGATAAATCGCCATTATATATTTCAAGTCCTTTATCGGCAGAAAACTTTGTACTTGCCGATAATGCGCCGCTTCTGCATTCTTGTATAATAGAGTCACTAGCGATTTTAAGGCTTGCAGATAAGTCTTTATCTGTCTGGTACTTATCTTTTTTATCCCAATCCGAAAAAATTATATTAGGAAATTCAAGAAATTCACCATTTGCAAACTGAATTGGCTCACCATTATTACAATAAAAGCGTGAGTATAAGCTATCATTTTGATTATGTTTTGCTAGTAGCATTTGTCCAACTTGAAAATTATGTGGTTGTGATGTGATGTAATCTCTATCATAAATAAAAATATCGTTTTTCGTGTATTTATCAGGTGCAGTAGAATATGTATGCGAATTTAATTCTGTCTTTTCAGTTACAAACAGATTAATTTGACCGTCACTTGCTGTTATGCTTTCCGTAATTATACTATCAACTTGGTCTACTGTTATCTGATTTTCTTGCAATATTTCTATTGCTTCAGAGTTTTGATTAATAGCGCTTTGGGTATCTCTTATAATCGTTGTTACGTCTGTTTTTTCAGGAGTTAAAATATTTGAACTTGATATTTTCTTATTAGTCGAAATTATATTATTAACCGTCTTTGTAGTTTTTACAACATTATTCAAAACATCTTCATATCCGTTAAGATTATCGCCTACCTCTGCTACGCATATATAAGGTTTGAAGTATTTATATTTCTTATATATTACTCTAGCTTTATAATTTAAACTTATATCTTTATCAGCAACTGTTATAATATCATTAGTCTTAAATGTTGCACCACCGTCAAAATAACTTTTATCTATAAATTCTGCTGTTATTTTAGAACGTATTTTAGACAACTTTTTAAGTTCTTTAATGCCCCAATTTTTTAATTGAGTAGGTTCTTCAAGGTCATTATTAGTTAATATGTCCTCATAAACGTCTGATATAGTTTCAAAATTAGTTATGTATTCAAGTCCACCATTTACTGACTTAATATTAAGATTGTCCTTACCATATACATAAGCTTTTGTCACAATATCTCTTGAAATTTGTCGGTTTATTACTTTTGCATTTTGTCCTACTTTAATTTCAAAGCCATTATCTTCTTGAAAAGTTTCTTCATTTCTAAGTGAGATAATCTTTTGTTTACTGTCAACTACAAGAATACCGCCCCAAATTTCAATGACTTTTTTAATGTTTTCAAGTCTTGATACTTTATCTGTTTCTAGGTCATATATTCCTTCGACATCAACTGTTCCAACACTCCAACCGCTTCCATACAGAAGAGCTGTTAAAGCATATTTAGCACTACCTTTAACTAAACCTGTTGTTGATACTTCAACCCCGTTTACAATTAAAGGTTCTGTGCCACCACTTAATATTACAACCATATGAGTATCAATGCTTGTGTAGCCTGTTGTGCTATTATAAGCTGTTACATATTGGTCTGCTAATTCATAATGCCTTTCAACAAGATTTATGCTTGCTAACTTTGAATTATCTTGGCTATGTGTTTCTTCCGAACTATCATCACTTCTTTTATGTATATATGCTTTATCTTCTGTTACAAACAAAGCGTTATGAACTTTTACATACTGATACTTTTCGTTGCTAATATCTATTTCAAAAGTCAATGTGCTTTCATCATTTTGTCTTTCTGCAACTTCGACATTAAGTATATCAGTATCAAGTAAACTTGCTTTTATCTCATTGCCATTATATACTTTAATAGATTTTGCCACTTCATCACAAATTCTTACGCAAGGAAGCCACTGGCTTTAGCCATGTGGAGGAATTGCGTATTTTAAACACGCTACGTAAGAATTGCTACCTCCTTTCTATAGCTATACCCATCAAAGTGTTGTATAACTGAAAAATATTTATGATTTACACCTTGTATAACTCTTTGACCTTTTTAATGTTGTACGACAGGGTTTAGGACTGAAGAAGCATCCTAAAGTGTCATAACATAGATAACGTAGGCTCTATTTCAAACCTTAGCCTGGTTAACATGGGGCTATCAAGCCCACGGCTTTAGCCGTTGGGTAGTTGACCTATAATCTAATATATTTGTCTTTCCAATATGTTGTTAATGTTCCTTGTGCTATGCTTATTGTATTGCTGCCAACATTTAAGGTAGGAAAATCATCTTCTATCCATTTACCTCTTATATTAGTTGTTCCGTTTAATGTTACTGTTTCTTTTTCGCAATCTACAATAGCAATATCTGTAGCTAATAATGTTTGTCCAATGTAAAAGCTTTTACCATTAACCGTAATCGTTGTAGTTCCTGAACAATCAGCTATTTTAAATATAGGATATGTTTCAATATTTCCATTTACTGTTATTGTACCGTTGCCAACGAATGTTTTTTGCTCTGAATATCCATAGGGATTGTTTGCTTTAAAAGATATGTTTGTTGTAATGCCAGTTGCATATAGCGTATTGTCAGGTGACATTGTGCAAGTTATTCTATATAGCTTATTTTTATATCTTAATAATCTTTCTTTTTGCTTAATACAATGCAACACGTCGCCCATTTTTTCTTCTAATTCGTTTCTTTCTATTAATGTTATTGTCCTTGTATTAGCTACTATGTCAAATAATCTAGGCTCATATTTTCTTGATAATGAAATTTCACCGTCAACTTCTGCAAGCTTTTCTGTTGTTTCAGCTACATTAGGAATAGTTTGAAGTTTAGATTGCTTAAAATCAACTATCATATTAAAAGGTTTTAATATTCCTTTACTGTCAATTTCAATATAAACTATTTCTACAATATCACTTTCCGTATATTCACTATCACCGTCATTATTAGTTGCTTTAATACGATATTGACAGCTATCCCAACCTAAAAAAACTGTATCGGTAAATGATAAGTTATTACCTGAATATATTTCTACATAATTATCATTATCGTGTTTTCTCTCTAAAACATATCCTGTTGCTTCCTCAACTTCTTCCCAACTTATTACTATTTCATCATATATATTTGCTGTTTTAGGATAATTAAAAACGCTTATTTTACTAGGTATAGCCATTATTTCAACTCCTTTCATATAGACATAACAAAGGCTACAAAGATTTTTCCTTATAGCCTTAATATATCTACATTTTGTTATTGAGCGTTTGCATAATTTTTCTTGTAAGTCTGTTGCTTATCAAATCGACGTCTGTTCTATCTGCTATTTCTTGTTTTTCGACTTTGTATAAAGGTGCGTTAAAATGGTTTATAATCGACTTGCTATTGCTTATATTACCGTCATTTTTAGCTTGCTTATTAAGCCATTGAGTTAATTCAGGATTTACTACAAATTCGTTTTTATGTAGATACGTCAAGCCGTCAGCAAGTGTATAACCACCAGTTCTAGCTTGTACTAAGTCTGATAGTTTAACCCAAGAATATAACTCTTTAATAAGTGCTTGCGTTCCATTATAACCTATGCTCTGCACTGTATAAGCTTTATTTTTATATTGATTAGGAATAGCAACATTTGTGCTTTGTCCACCATAATTAGTTGCACTAGATAATATTTTTACCTTGCTACCTTTTTTGATTGGTGAAGCTGTGCTAGTTGTGCTAGTCGCTGATGATGTTCCAGAAGATGTGCTCGTTGTAGGATTGCCAATACTTGAAGTAACAGCAGTTTTAACGTTGCCTAGATTATTAATCATATTTTTAAGCTTATTTAAATCTTGCTCAAATGGATTGGTAAAGTAATCATAAAACTGTTTATAAAGTTGTGGCGCAAACTCTCCAGCAGTTGCTATAAGTTCAATATTAGCAGAGGTAAATAGTTCTTTTATTTCCTCGTACTTTTTATTTAGTGCTTCGATTTCATTATCACGTTGTTTTTCAAGGCTTTCAATTTGCTTGTCAAGTTTATCATCCTCAAGTTTACGTTGCCATTCTTTTTCAAGGTCGGCAATTTCTTCAAGAGTTTTCTTTTCATTTTCCCTTGCTTCTGCACCTGTACGTTGACGCCAGTAAAATAAAGTTTCTTCAAGCTTTGCACGTCTTTGCTCATAATCTTCTTCTTCTCTACTATCGTCTAATGCTTCTTTAAGTGCTTTAATCTTTTCAATTTCAGCATTGTAAACAGAATTGATATTATTTATTCTTTTTTCTTTTTCTTTGTCAAGTAATGACATACGTTCTGTAAACTGTTGTTTATATAGTCCTTGTAATGTTTGTTCAACACTTGCAAGGTTATCGGTAGTCAATTTTACTGTACGTTTTAAATTCTCATAATAATTGATTTGTTCTTGAATAGAATAAATCCCTAAATTATTAAGCCTTGTAAATGTCTTTGTTAGCTCGGCAAGTGATTGTTCTGTCGATTTTGCAGATGATGAAACAGTATCACTCCATTTTGAAACGGTGCCAACATTAGAATAAAGAGTATTTGCACTTTTCTCTAATTCCTCATATATACCAATTATAGTATTAATGTAAGATTTAATTTGATTTGGTGCAGATACTTTAGTTTGATAATCATAAGCACTATTTACACTATTATATCCTAATTTTTGTGCTTGTTGTCTATCAATATCAGCTAATGCTTGTTTTGCTGTTGCAAGGTCTTTAATACTTCTTAATTCAGTAGCATACATTCCTATTCTGTTTGCAATTGCTTGTGCTATGTCAATATTAGCTTGAATTTGAGCGTTTCTACCTTCCATTGCTTCTTTAACTTTAGCAACTCTTAATTCGTCAAGTGCTTTAGCTTCAAGTGTATATCCGTCAGCAACTTTTTTTACAGCACTATCAGCTAAACCGTATTTCTTAACTAATTCTGTGATTTCACTCGCTGTGAAGGCGTGTCCTGATTGTACTTTTTCTATTATACTATTAAGCTCTACAAGACTTTGGTCGGTATTTTTAATTTTTTCTGTTAAATCGTTGTACTGTTTACTTGTTTTCAAACTTATATCATTTAATTGATTTTGCTTTTCAATGTTTTCTGTTACTTGAATATTTAATATTTTATTAATCTCTGTAAGTAGTTTTTCATTTTCTGCTACTTCTTTTTTTCTATTTCCTAATTCTTTATCAGTTTTTATTAAAGCTTCTAATGCTTCTTTAAGTTCAGTTGTTTCTTCATAATAATGCTGTTGAAGTTTTTGAAGTTTATTAAAAGTTTCTGTATTGTCTTTTCCAGCTTCTTTTAATCTTTCTAAAGCTTCGGATAAAGCTAAGTATCTTTCAGCGGAGTTACCTTCTACAAATATTGAACCACCCAAAGAATAACCAACGGCACTTTTTATATTTCTTACAGTTAAATTATCAATATCTTCTAATATTTTTTTGTATTCTCCAGCTTTACCTTCCCAATTACCAAAAATTTTTGCAGCACCATAAGTTTGTATTGCAGTATTTTTATTATCATTGAATTTTTCCATTGAAACGTTTAAAGCAGCAATCTGTGCGTTTTGTAATTTATCTAATTGTCGATTTTCAATTTGTTTAAGTTTGTCTATCTGTTCATCATAACTGCCATTAACAAGGTCAATATTTTTCTTTTCAACATCATATAACTCATTAAGCTGTTTCTGTATTTCAACAAGTTTTGATTTTTCATCTTCCGTTTTAGATGTCTTGCTACCTAAAGTTTCATATTGTTGTATTAATTCTTTAAAACGGTCATATTCTTCTTTTTGTGCCTGTGCATTTTCAATAGCCTTTTGTCTTGCTTCTTCTTGCTTTCTATTGTTTTCTGCAATAGCACCTGAAATCATACTAATTCCTGTTGCTACTAAGCCAATAACTCCTAAAGCAGCATTAAGTGTTAAGCCTGTTGCTTTAATAGTTGAACCTAAAGCCTTTACATTAGATATAGTAAATTTCAATCCTGTTTGCAATTCAGCTAACTTTGCATATGTTTTATATGTTTTAATTATTTGTAGTGTTGTTATAATACCTAGTATAGCTGTTCTTAACCCGCCGATTTTACCAGTAACGCTTACTATATTTGTTGCAAGGTCTATCATCTTCTTTGCAAAGTCCATAGCACCAGCGTCAGCAAATTGCATAGCCAACTCTTTAAGGCTTGTTACAATCTGATTTATTTTTGCTTGTAAAGTTTGCATATGTCTTTCGTTTTCTTGTGCTGAATAACCTGTTGCATTATCAAGTTGATTAGACACTTCAATAGCTTTTTCCATATTTTCCATTAAAGCTATGTAATAGTTACGTCTAAATACTCCTGCTGCTGCTTGTGCTTGAATACGCTTATCTTGTGTATTTAATGCTTCGTTTTCTTGTTCTAAAGCTTGATTATATTCATCTTGCAAACCTAGTGATATTGCCAAATCCTCATTAAAAAGTTCTGCCATATCTGCACTTTGAACAAATGCAGTTTTCATATCTTCTGACATACCATTCCATTTGTTTGACATTTGTTTTAATATGTCCATCATTGGCAACAATGCACCTGTTGCTTTATCCGCATACACATCAATACCCATATTTTCAAAAGCTTTCAAGGAACCTTCTCTTTGGATATATGATAGTATTGCTTTAAATGCGTTACCGACTTCCTTACCACTACGTCCACTTGCTTCTTTCATAGCTGTTAGAATGCCAACCGTATCATTAAATGACATATTAGCAATCTTAGCAACTGATGATGCTTGTAATAGTCCGTCAACAAGGTCTTGCGTTGTAATAGCGTTTGTGTCAGCCGTATAGTTCAACTTATCCATTACAACAGCTAATTCATCTGCTGTGTAACCCCATTGTTGTAAAATTCCTATCATTGAGTTTGTAGAGTTCTCAACGTCTAATTCTGCTGTATTTAAAGCAAGTAATGATGTTCTTGTCAATTTAATCACATCATTCATACCATATCCAGCTTGTGCATATCTTAACGCTACTTCTTCAACATCTTCAAAAGCTCTACCATATTCTTTTGATAAACTAAATAATGTGTTTCTAAAGTTTTTTGTTTGTTCGTCAGATAGTTGCATTACTCTTGATATTTCCATCATAGAATATTCAATATCTTTAATAACTGATAAACTTTCTCTAGCACCTTGTTCAGCTAAACCAATGAAACGGTAAGCAGCATAGTTTTTTATTCTATCTAAAGTTGAAACGCCTTTGCCTTTACCTACTGATATTTTAGATATTTTATTTTGACTTTCTTGTAATTGCTGTTGTAAAGTTGTAAGTTGTTGCTTTTGCTCGTCAGTTAATTCACCTGATAATTTAATTTGCTTTACTAATTGGTCTGTTTGGTCTTTCATTGTTTCAAGCTTAGTACGTTCTGTCTTTGCTTCGTCAGTTTTAGACTTAGAAAGTTTCTTAATAAGATTAATTTCATCTTTTTGTAGTTTGTATGTTTCCTCTCTAATACGTTTCTTTTCTAATTCTTCGCTTGAAAGTTTCTTGACTAATTCCTCATATTTTTTAAGTTGAGCTGTTAGTTTTTCAATATCTTTATTTGCATTACCTGTGCTTAATACATCTTTAAGTTTCCAGTTACTATTTACTATATCTTGTAACTTTTTACCCTCTGAAGCAAGAATATTTTCTATTTCTTGCATTTGTTCATAAATTTTACTTATATCAAAATCTAGTTCGGTAATGTGTTGTGCTTGACTTATATTATCTGCCATATTTCCACTCCTTATAAATAAAAGTCCTATGTATCAAACACACTAAAATTAATGTACTTGATACACAAGACTTCGCTTGTGTTAATTTTAAAAGAAAGAATTTATTGCGTTTGCAAAATCTTCAGCATTATTACAATTAATCGGTTCTTCAATTTTTGCAGGCTCACTACTTAAACCACCTAAACCACCAAAACCACCAAATGAGCCACAATTGATTAATTCCATAAATTCAGGTGCTAATTTATTTAAACGGGGAATAGAACTGTTTAATATCTCTTCTCTTGTCATTCCGCCATATTGACAAATCCCATATAATTTATTAATATTCTTGTTTTCCTCTTCCACATCTACGCTGTTTATTTTTTTATTTTCTATGCTTACAAGTCCTGATATTTCAAAAATTATATCAAATAAATCAATAAAATCTTGTTGCTCCCAATTCTCTTTTTTAGCTTCTTTTATTTTAAATGGCTTTCCGTCTAATTTAACTAATTTTTTAAGCCACTTATCTAGTTTTTTTCTTCTTTTTTTAATTGCAATATTTGAATATAATAATAAGTTTTTTCTATCTCCTTGACAATAAATATCGTCTCTGGCAAATTCGCCACTTCTTATTTCATAAAATGTCAAAGGTCTTATTGTATAAACTTTACCTTTAAAAACCGTTCTACATTCTTCTAATAATATATCGTAAATATACTCTCTCATTAAATCACCCTAAAATTATAAGGGGCTACTAATTCAATAAATGAATATTGTCAATTAGTAACCCCTTTCTTAATTAATTATTAGCTTCCTACTGGTGTAAATGCTGTAAGTTTTGTTGCTTCAACATATTTAGTTTCAACTGCTTTATTGCCAAAAGGCTCAACAATTTTAAAGGATACACTCCAATCACCAGCCTGATTTTTCTTTTCAGGTGGAGTAATGTCACCGTCAAATTTAACACTATCAATAATGGTTAATTGTAATTGTGTACCTATTTCACCGTTAAGTTTAGATACTTCTGTATATGTTTTTAGTTCGTATGTATAGTCAACAGGAGTTGCTAACAATACGTCTGATGATGTTTCGGAAGCACTTGCAGTATATGAAACAACTACCTTTCTGCCTGCCATATCAGTGTGGAACTCAATATCATTTGTTGCTTCTGTAAATTTGTACTTTCCTGATTCAACACTATCTGCTGTTGATGATAACTGTTCACCATTATCATAATCAGCAATAGAAATAATCTTCTTTGCTACATAAGGTAATACAATCTTATGTGGTGCTGTTGAAGGTACAACATACTCAATACCAATTATGTCAAATGTTGCGTTTGAAGTAACTTCTTCAAGAACTGCGCCCGTTGCAAATCTATATAATTGTCTATCGTATGCGTTAAGTGTAAGGTTAAATTTACCTTCTGTTTTTTCGGTCCTTGTATCTGCTGGATATACAGAATTACCACTTTCAATGTCGTATGTTGTCTTTGAAATTGAGCCATTAATTGACTTTACAATCTTCTTATTTGTTACATAAATATCAGCAGGGTTTGTACTTAATACACCTGACGCTGTTCGTCTTGTGAGCATTAGTGTACCTGCTCTTTCAAAAATAAGGTTAATAGGCTGTTTTACTACCATAAAATTATCATTTCCTTTCTATTCTAGTGTTGTTCGTACTTGATTGTACTTGCTTACAAAATATGAAAATCTTATACCAACACAATAAAAACCACTTTGACAAGCTAACGCACAAGGGCTTTGTGTATCGGTTTCAAGAAAACTACCTTGCCCCATATCATAATCTTGCAATAAAGCGATTATCTGTTCAGCACACAAATCAGCTTTTGAGTTTTCTTCTTCAGGAACGCTTATATCCACGCAAATTACCATTTCAAGACTTTTATCATTTGCATAATTTTTTCTTGAGGGTGCGTTGTAAATAAATATTTGTTTTTGTCCTGCTTTCAAAGCTTCATCTGTTGTGTTTCTGTTATATGTAAAATCACTTTTAAACCCAAGACTTTGTATATATGGGTCATTTACAATAACGCTTCTTAATTTCTTTTTGTCGCTTTGTGGTGTAATTGGCATAAAAGATTATCACTTCCTTTCGGGCATAAAAATAACCATATTCGCGACTTCACGAAAATGGCTATTAAGTGACACATTCACTTTATGAGATATTTGGGAACACCTCCTTTCAAGCACAATCATCTTCAAGTTTGCTACAAGGTTTCCATTTCAATCTCATTAAGTTATCACCTACCTATAAAATAAATTATTCAACTATATACCAATCGCTTGCTATTAAATCTTCATCAAACAAAGCTACACCATAGTCGTTACAATCATAATGTACTGTTTTAGGTTTAATAACTGGCTTATATGGTGTTTTTGATACCAAATATGTATCTTTACCGTTTGCTGTTTCCATTAACGCTAATACTGTATCCGCTGATTTAATAGAAAATATAGCTTCTTTTTTTACTCCTATCTAAATTCAAAATATTTATATATACCTTTTATAAATTCTCTAATAACAATGTTTAAGACTTTATTAATACGTTCTCTTGTAAACCATAATTGAGCGTGTTGAAACGCATAAGAAGGGGAACGTGGCTTAATTCTATTTTCAATGTTCTTGCCTGCCATACTACCAGTAGAATAGCGTATAGAACCATATATATTCTTATATCTACCTTTACTTCTACCGACAATTGCATTACCCGTTCTTAAATCATTCCAAATATCACTATTCTTATATTCACTTAAAAACGGATTGCTTGTGTCCATTTGTGAGCCTGTACCATAACTGTCCATAATTGCATTTGCATATCCGATAACTTTTCTTTTTAAATACATTTCTTGATTTTCTGCAAGTTTTTCTAAATCTCTTTTGCCTTGAATAGTATTAAGCTTGTTATATATTTCAGCATAATATTCATTAAGTAAGTCATCGGCTGTTTGCATTATTTTTGTTTTTAAATCCGAAAAGCACCTTTCAGCATTGAAACGTAATGTTTTTCTCTGTGCCATTATAATAATGCCACCTTTGCATTATTAGCTTTAAAATAAAAGTCAACATACTTTTTATAAATTTCAACATCATTAGTTTTAAAAAACAAAGCGTGACATATTGAGCCACAAAGATAATTAATTGCAATATCTCTTACTTGTTCTTTGTTATCAGGATATGTTTTTCTATTAAGGAAAACCTCTACTTGCTTTCGTGCTATGCCTAAATGCAACTTAGCAGTAATAATTTCATCTGTTAAGATGTGATTACTTACGCCAATTCTTGTTCTTACTTCATTAATAAAGTTTTCACCCAATATAAACTCGTTAGTGTATTTAACTGTCTTTTCTTTAGGCTGTGTCTTGTCAACTTCTTTGTTTATGTCTTTAACTACTTTCTTGACTTCTTTAATAGCACGTTCTTGACTTGTTCTTGCTTTCACTTTATCACCTCAAATCTAGCACTAATTGTACCTTATCTATTCCTTGTATGCTATTGTCAATGCTATCAACCTTGTAATTCTCATTAGCTTCAACACCATTTATATTGGTTTTCATAACCACTCTATCGTCTTGTGATATTAAATATTGGTGGGGAAGTATTATGTTATAAATTGTTTGGTCTATACCACCGTCATTAGTTAGCTTTAATGAGCGTGTTGCAATATCTTTATGACAATAAACATTTGAAAATACTGTTTCCCAACTCTCAATAAGTTCTCCGTCGTCATTTCTTTGTTTAACACATCTTTGTATTTCAATCTGCGTATTACACTTACTAGCATACATATACATTAAATTACTGTCCAAAGGTTCAACTTGCGTTGTTATAACCATATATTTTTTATTATCAACAGCCCTTATAAAATAATCTCCTACCGATATTTCAGGATTGCCTTTAAAACATTGTCCTTCAATAAAACAATCTCTATTAGTTAAGCTATACGTTGCCCTTGTGCTTTCCTTGAATGACGCTTTTAATGTTTGATTTCCAAATGTAATGTTTTCACCTAAAATTGATACTATATTGCTTTGCCAATTCATATATGATAAATCTCTCCCTCATATCTGCTTTCGGGATTGCTAATTGTGAAGATAGTGCTACTATATCCAACATTACATTCAAGCATTATCAAGCATTGATTAAGTCTATCTTTAATCGTTTCGGTCATTTCATTAATAGGAACATCTTTATATTCAATTTTAGCGTGTGTTGTCTGCTGTACCTTTATAGAGTTATATGTAAGCGTTGGCAATATATTTAAGCAGGTCTGATAAACATAGCAAGAATTAATCAATTCTTGTTCTTCTTGCGTTAGTGTTGGCTTGTCCACTATGTTATCAATAGTTATTTTTGCTATTCCACCAAAATCAAAACTCTCAATCTTTTCATTTGGTAATTGTTCGGGCGACATATTTAATATCATTCTTACTCTGTTATTCATACCCTCAAATATTTCTGCCACAATACAACACTCCTTTATTTTAGTATTAAAGCCAGCACAGCAGCGATTATTCCTGTCGCAATAGATGAAATAACGCCTATTTTTACTTTATCAACAAGTTCAACTGGTTTATTATTTATATTCTTAATATCTTGCTTTATTTCATTAACATTTATTTCAATGTTTTCAACTTTAGCATTTACTTTTGTTACAGCTAATGTTAAGTTTTTTATATCTTTTACTTCCGTTTCAAGGTCGTCAATTCTATGATTAACCACTTTGAATTTTTCATCAATTAATTCTTTATTGTACCCGTCCATAATACAACAAACCTACTTTCTTTATAACTTTAATTCAGCCCACTATATTTCAAATGGGCTGTATAAAGCTATAAATCTTATGCCATTTTTATTACTTTTGTTGCGTTATCGTTATTCTTACCAAAACCGCAACGTTCTGATATCGTTCCGATTTCAGTTTGATTTCCGATATTTCTATCAAACTCATTGATGATTGAGTTAGCAACTGTGTACTTATCAATACTTTCAGCTTTATTCATAAGAACAATAACATTCTTATTGCCTACTTGTGGTACTCTTGTATCGTAAATTACATTAATGTCACTGAAATTAAACTGTGGGAATTTAAATGACTTATCAGCTCTATAACCATTAATCTTATCAAGGTCAGATAGCATATTAGCGATAATCTTTGCTTCATTTTTGCCACAAAGAATTGTGTCACAAGCAAGTCCATTTGTTGCGTCGTAGTAATCAATCAAATAATTCATAAGTTCTGTTGTTGTTATTGTGTTAGCTGTTGCAAATGAGCCAAGTACTTCAGCAGAGTTGTTGTTTCCATCGCCATTTACAGCTACATCTGCTAAGTCACCAATCTGTGTATATGCACTATTTCTTACTGCCTGATTAATTGTTTCAAGGAACTGATTTACTGTTGCGTCCTGAATTGCTTCGTATGTAGATACAACCTTAATGCCTCTCTTGAATATCTTAATTGTTGATGTGCTTTCTTTAATAACAACTTCAGGAAGTTCTGCACCTTCAGCCACATCCTTAAGTCTTAGTTTGCTCTTTGCGTCATTTGAGCCATAATCAAGTTTCAATGTTCTTACATCTTTGCTATCAACAACCTTTGTTTTTCCGATAAGCATATTCAAGAATTTAAAATTATCAACAGCGTTAATAATCTTTGTTTCAAGAATAGCAGGGAAAAGATATTCATTGCCATTTGTTGAATAAAAATCGCTTACTTTTGAGTTGAGATTTAGTCCAGCGTCAAAAAGAGCAATCTGAACAGCAGACATAGAAGCTAAATCAGGGTTATCGGCTTTCGCTTTTGCAATTTGCTCCTTGTATACTTCATTCATTACTTTTTCAACGCTAATTTTATTTCCAGACGCCTTATTAAAAACTTCACCTGAAACATAAATTCCGTATTTACCCATGTTTATAATTCCTCACTTTCATTAAAGAATAATTGTTGCTAACTTATTTGTTGTATCAACTGAAACAACTCTTGCACCAAAACCAACTACTGTTGCTTTTGTATCTGCTACTGTAAGTGAAGCAAGTTTTACAAGTCCACCAGCTCCGTCAACAGCTACTACATCACCTACTGAAGGCTGTTTAGCTGATGTTGAAGTAATAGCAACATTTTCTACAAAACCTTTAACTTGTACTGTTACAAGCCCATCACCATTAACGTGTTTAATAACACCACCAACAGCTGTTCCTTCTGTTGCTTTTCCAACTTCACCATTACCTGTAAATGCTACTGCCATTCCAACTTCAGGAGTTGTACCGCTCGCAACCTTAAAAGTAGCTGTAAGTTCGCCAATTCCTTCAAAACCTAAAACTTTATCAACTGCCATATTCTTTATTCCTCACTTTCTTATAGTTTATAATCTTCAATATTAATTTCTGTTGCTGTTCCTTCAATGTTTTGCACTTGTGTCTTATGAACACCAGCATTCAATTCTTTCTTTGCTTCTTCAAGCCATTCTTTACTTTGTGCTTGAATTTCTGCAATAGAAAACCCGTCAAAAACTTTACTCCAACGGTCTTTATTAAAACTATCACCTTTAGCCTTTATTCCATTTTTAAGCGCTTCCTCAATAACTGACTTTTTAATTTCGTCATACCACTTTGCTTTTTCTTTTAATGTTTCATCAACAACTTCTTTAACAACCTCTTTTTCAATAACTTTAGGTTCAACCTTAGCAATTTCAGTTTCACCTTTCATTATTGATTTACTTCCGTCCTCATTATCAACAACTAAAATTTCTTCTTTAGATTGTTTGTCGAATTTATCCAATACAGCAGAAAATTTCTTCAAAACACTTTCAACTGTATCATCTTCAACGATTTCACAACCTAAAGCCTTTAACTTTTCTTTAATATCCATATTCTGTGGGATTGCTCCTTTCTGCTGTAATTTAGCATATATTTCACTTGATTTATCAATCTCAAGTTTATTAAATACAATGCCTTTTGCACTTGCTACCATTTCAACCGATTTATCAATTTCATCAATTAACCCAAGTTCAAGTGCTTCATTAGCTGTTAGCCAAGTTTCTTTTGCTAATTTATCTCTTAAATCTTCTTCAGTTCCTTTATATCGTTTCATATAAATTTCTATTAACTGATTTTCGCATTTGTCAAGTAAATCAGCACCTTTTCTCATATCATCTGCATTGCCACCAACACACATTGACGGCTTATGTATCATCATCATAGCGTTTTCTGACATTATAACCTTATCGCAAGCAAGAGGAATTACACTTCCCATTGAAGCACCAATGCCCTCAATAATAGCTGTTGTTGTTGCTTTGATGTTTCTTATCATTGTTACGATTGCAAGTCCAGCAAATACGCTGCCACCATAAGAATTAACTCTTACAGTAATATCAGTACAATCTTTAAGTTCTTTAAGTGCTTTATCAACTTCAAGTGGTGTCACATCTTCCTCATACCACTTTATATCTGATATATCACCATAAATAAGCAATTCGCCTGATTTGCCTTTTGCTTTCGCTGTTATCCAGTTCACTATTCATCACCACCATTATTTATATTTTCAATTTTTACGTTCTTAACATACTCAAACAAGCTTTCCGTTGGGTTATATGCCTTATCATTTCCAATAGTGTTTTGTGTAGCTTCGTCAGGACTAATATGTCCATATTCTTCAGCACGTCTGTAATACTCTTGCTTTTTAAGCTTGTATTCCATTTTATCTTTAAATGTCTGCCATTCTATTGGGTTAGGTGTATATTTAACTGTTGCTACATATCCATTAACCCTTAACCATACTCTCGCTATGTCCTCAACCATTCGCTTAATTGCTCTTTGAACAGGTTGTAACATATCTACTATTGCTTTAAATTCAACAGTAGATAGTGCGTAACTACCACCTTGTTGGTGTCTGTTCATTAATGTACCAAGCACTTTTAAACCGTTGAGCATTTGGGCATCAATAATTTCTGCAAAGCTTGATATGCCTTGAAAGAAAGCAGAGTTGTTTACACCAACAGTATCAATAGTTGTATCACTCGTTACTACAAAGTCATTTTTTACTCCAATAGAACGTAAATTATTGGTAATGTTAGCTATAACACTATTGATATAATCTCTTAGTTTTATACCTGATGGGTCTGCTTTAATGTCAGAAGGTGCGCTTTCCATAACAGAGTTAATATCAATAGTGATTTTATATCGTGGTGTTCCAACTCTATATAACACAATCTGTGAACTTTGAAAAAATTCAAGTTGCATATCAGCAGGAGATATAGCTGATTTAAATAATAATGTTCCTTTTGGACTATCTGATTTTGGATTGAATGGTATCCACCTAAAATTGCTTTGTGACAAATCTATTTCTTTGCCATTAACAACTTGATATATTTTGTATTTCTGTGTTTCTGTATCAAGTACGAATTTTAACGTCTTAGGGTTAATCAAATAAACATCTTCAATACCGTCAAATTCTTCATTAACAACAATTTCATAGCCAATGCCCGACCTAACAAGAAAGTTATCAGTAGCTTGTCTTATTAGTCCGTCAAGTCCAGTTGAGGAAACACTATTTAAACGTGAGCAAAAATCTTCCCACTCTTCTTTTATTCTGCTTGCACCTCTACCACTAAACTGTATTTCACCGCCTTGACACGATAAGCTTAGTAACATTTCTCTAGCCATTGAAACGTCAGGGTGTTCTTCAACAAGCAATTCTATACAATCAAAGTCGTTGTACGTTCCTCTTAATCTTTCAAGTAATTTAAGTGTTTTTGCGCCTGAATTGTATATCTGTGAATTTCCTGCACTAATTTGTGTAACTCTTTCGCCATAAATAGGTTTGTATTTTTCAGTTTTAGGTTTCTTATTCAAAATTCCCAATCTATCACCACCTTTAGCGCATAAAAATAAGCACTATTAAAGTGCTTGCATAAATCCTATAAATGGTATAGTTTCTTTAACGGCTTCATAATCAGCCCAAGCCATATAACCAGCCGATACGAAGTCATCATGTGGACTTCCTCTACCATTTGAATATTGAACTTTATTTCCCTTAACTACTCTTTGATAGTTTTCATGTTCATCTATTAATCTATCTGTTAATTCATCTTTATCGTCAAGTATTCTAATAAACTTGTTTTCAACAAGTCTTGCATAATTTTCAATAAATTTTGCTTTGTTCTGCCCTTGTTCATTAAAAGCATTATATACAATTCCACGCTTTTCAAACTGTGAAGGTATTATTTCGTGTCCTGTCTTTGAAAAATTGACAACAGCCATATTATATTTCTTTTGCAGATAGGCTATTTCGTCAAATTGCACTTCCCAGCCTAAACTTTTAAGGTCTTTTTTGAAAACTAATTGTCCTGTATCTTTATTCCATACTTCAATCGGCGCACTATCCCGTATTCCTGCTGGGTCATATCCAATAACATATGAATGATAAGGCTTAGGTTCTTGCCATTCCTCTATAAATTTTTGCCTTTCTTCTATACTTAATTCAAGTGGAATTTTAACAACACAATTATCTCTAAACTTAGGGAAAACGTCATATTCATTAGAAAGAAATTCAGCAAGATAGTCTTGCCTATATCTATTGCTTGACATACGACGTTCAAGGTTTTGTCTATATGTTAAGCCATTTCTTTGTATTTCGTTGGCTTTTTTTGCTATTACTGGGTTATCCCAAGTTTGCCACCTAAAGCTTTCCCATTGTGGGTCACGTTCAGGATTATTAGGATTGCCCCATTGATACATTTTATAGAAAAAGTTTTTTCCAAGAGGGGAACTGTTTAAAAGTCCTATTCCACCTTTACCGTTCTTACCTCTACCGTCTGAAATTAAACGTCCTTCAAGGTTACTCCATACATCTTCAAGGTCTTTAATTCGGGCAGCTTCGGTTATCAACACAGCATCAAGCCCAACACCAACTAGACTTTCAGGGTTGTATGCTGACTTTACCTCAAATAACACACCATTTGTTGTTAATAAAGTGTTATCTGATTTACTCCAATCTGCCACAAGTTCTGCTGGAATAATTCGTCTTAGCTGTGTAAAATCTTCTTTTGCTATATCTTCTGACGGTGCAACTATCCAAGCCCTTACTTTCGGTATCATTGTAGCTGGTCTATCTTCATTTGCACACTCAAAAGTATATTTGACTAATTCAAATGTCATAGAGTAGTCTTTACCAGTACGAATACCTCCTGCAATAAGTTTAAACCTAGCAGGGGAGTTGTGCATTTTCTTTTGATATTCATAAGGCATATAGTCAATTTTATATACAACTTTTTTAATGTTTTGAGCTTCTTTTCTGCAACTAGGACACATATCCCATTCAGAATATTTACCCGTTGTACTATTCCATTCTTGCTCAAATTGTACTTTACATTGTTTACATACCTTATATTTTTCTTTACTTGCGATTGGTTCGGGGATAACTTTTTGAGTTGTGACATTATATGTACGTTTATTAGCCATTATCATCACCGTCTATTGCAACAGCAATTTCTCCGTCTTTAAATGCAAGTCCTATTTTAACATTTTTCATACCTTTTCTAGCTTCGTCTTTATCTGCTGTTCTCGTTAATTGCTTGTCTATAAGGTCGTTAAGTGTTGCAAGCCCTTTCGCAATACTTTCAAAATCTTTACCACTTTTTACATTTTCAACTATACTATCAATTACTTCATTACTTAAAAGTTTTGTTGTAATATTAGCAAAGTTTTCAGCAATTATTCTTGCATTTTCACCTTTGTTTTCATCAACAAGAACAGCAATACCTTTATTACGTTTATTTACCTTTTCACGCAATTGTGCAATCTGTGTTTCAGTTGCTTGATTATCTCTTATTGCTAATCTTGTTTCAGCGTCTTTATCAAGTATTTCTACTTGACAAGGTTCATTTTCCCATTCATCAACAGGGAAAGTGTTGTTAAAAGGATTTTTACTCAATCCCTGTCAACTCCTTTTTCAACTTCTCATTTTCTCTCAATGCTTCTTTATATTCTTCAAAAAGTTTAGGGTTTGTATATTTAACAGGTAATCTCTTCAACTTTTCAGCCAATGCACTTTCAAGAAATTCACCATACTTTATAGGTGGTGTATTAACTTGATTGTATCGCTGTATCGCTTGCCATATCTTATTATTAAGTTCTTTATCAACATACCCAAAAACAAATGCAGATTTATTCTCTTGCACTAGGTTTTCGTCTATTTCTGTTCCATACTTGCCAAATATATCAGAATGACTTTTCATAAAACAATCTATTGCTGTAATTGTCACTTCCGATATGTTCATTCCAAGTTGCTTAACAACATTCTTAAAATGTTCTATAACATAGTTTGTTGGCATTGTAATTGTTGTCTTATTACTTCTTGACTTACTATCAAAAACACTTAAATTAGCCTTTGTAGGCTCATATTCAATGCCTTTCTTTTTCCAATCAATATAAACTTGTTTATGAATATAAAAATTAGCATATTGACATTCTTTAAACTTGTTTTTAGTCATTGATTTTTCTATTGTTAATCTGATAGCTTTTGCAAAAGGCTGTAATTTTTGATGATAAATAAAGTAATTAATGTAACTATCATTACAACCTATATTGTTATAAAATGTTTCAATGCCACTTGCAGACTTGTTTGTACTCGCTTCTGTTGCACGTTGCAAGGTTAATTTCATCATTTCTTTAATTTTGTTTTTTGGTATCTTTTCATATCCTGCAATATCATAGATAGAAAAACAGTTTTTAGGGATTGAACAATTCCCAATTATATTAGCCATATTAATAAAAGCAAGCTATCTACAACGTGTCAGCTCTAGGCTTGTTTATGACGTACGTTGCGTAGCTTGCTATTCTCAACTCTTTCTTTTATGCAGGATATTCTCGGACACATTATCGTACCGTCTGTATTTTTATCTCGCCATTCGCAAGTTAAGCATTTTTTAACTTCTTTAGGTGTTAATTTATGTTTTGCCATTCTCCTCACATCTTTCAGGTTTTTCATTCTTTGCTTTACTTATTTCAGGACATTCCATAGGATAAGTACAAAATATCTTATTGTTGGCTTCTTTTTTATATTTGCATTTAAGACAATAACGTTGCTCAAATACGCTAAGCTTTTTCATTTTGTAACCTCAATTCAAGTGTTTCTCTGTGTTTCTATATTGTTCTCCTAAATATTGTTTATCCACATTTCACGTTGTCCTCTTGTTTCACTCCATAACATACATATCATACCTTTTACCGAAAGATAATTTTGCTGATGTTCGTAAAACGAAGCACTACAAAGTGACGGTAAATATCTAACTACAATTCCATTTACTATTGTTGTTATTTCAGAATGATAATGTCCACAATGTTGTTCTATGTATTCAATACCACCGATTTGTCTTGCTTTCTTATCTACAAACGCTGTTACATTCTTTTTCGGAACATCACCATGAGAAAGTCCAATTAATGAATTACCAATCTTTAAATACTTTACTGGGTCAGGTGTTATATCAAATTGAACATCTGTAAAGCATTTCTCAACGCATTTCATAATTATGTATTCACTTGTTCTTGAATGGTTGCCTGATACCCATTTAACTTCAACAGGTGCAATATTTTTAAGTATTGTTAATACATCAACTATTGTATCAATCGTATAATCAACAATCTTAGGGTATCGTCCGTCAACTTGCTGAAACGTGCCTTTTTCAGTTGTTTGACTATCATTGTTTGTATGAAGTACATCACCAAGCATACAAAACTTAATTGCTTTTATTTTTTTACTTTTACAGCGTTCTTTAATATCGTAAGCACAATCAATAAAACGTTGCCTTGCAATCTTTAAATCATAATCTTCCCCAACTTCTTGTCGCCAAGCCAACAAACCATTGTGCGGGTCAACATAAGTAACTTCAAGTATTTCTCCGTCGTCAATAAACTTATAATCAGTTGTTGGTACTTTATAAGTTTTTTTATTATTAAAATATTCGTCTATATCTTCAAGACTAATTTCTTTGTTTCTAATAGGTCTTACTGTCAGCTTACTTTGGTACATATCAAGCTTTTTGCCGTCCTTAACTTGACTTTGCCATAAGTTAGCTGTCAAACAAACTACTTCAAATTTAGTTGTATCAATATTATACGCTTTTAATAATATTTCAGGTTTTATTGGTTCGCCTGACATTAGCTCTATTATTTTACCCTCAAATGTACTTTCACCGTTTTTAGATGTTATTTTAATGTTTTCAGTTGGCACATTATTGTTATTTTGTGTATTGTTTTTAAGTTGTTTGTATCTTTCGGTATGTCTAACGTGTCCTCTTACTTTTTCGTATATTTTGTGCTTATCCTCATTAGGAAAATATTTATCGTGAATAATGTCTGCGGTTTCTTTCCAAGATTTATTTTCATCAAGTTTTAGTTTTTCACTTTCCTTTTTCCAATCCATTTTATTCTCCCAATAAAAAGCACCCACATAACGAGTGCAGTTTTTTATTATTTAAAAATTGTAATTTCCTGTTTCATCAAAAGCTTCTTCAGGTGAAATTATTCCTAGCTTTGATAATATGAATAAAAATACTCTTTCTGTTAATAAGAGGTTAATTGTTTTATCTTTAGCATTATGTTGATTAATATAATAATTAATTATCTGTTTAATTTCTATCCATGTTAAGTTATAACAGTCTATGTAATCTTTAAGAATATCAATATATCTTTGTTCGATTTTATTAATTTGAGTACCAGACAAAAAAGAAAAATAATCTAAAAAAAATGTGACGTTTGCGTCAAGCAAACTTTTTATTTTAGTCTTATTAATATCAGTATTATTACCACTCATTTTTTGAGGGTCTTGACCCTCATTTTTTGAGGGTCCAGTATTTATAAGATTTTCAACATCTAAATTGTTTAAATATATGTAGTTAGGTTTATTTAAACCTTGTCTTTCATCTTCAATTAAATTTACTTCAATTAATTCTTTAATAGCTTTTCTTGCTATATTTTCACATACACATAATAATTCTGAAATTTCTTGTCTTGTCATTATTAAATAAACTTCGTTTTTATCGTTATGCCAATTATTTTTAATTGATAATGATAGTCTATCTTTTAATAAAGCATACAGAACTTTTGCATTATTGCTTAATGAAAAATATTTGCTTTCTTTATTATAAAAAGCCTTTGGTAATTGATAAAATTGTTGAGAAATAATATCCGTTGTTTTAATTCTATTCATCATTAACATCTCCGTATAAATATTTTTCGCCTTAATTTCTCCGTATAAGGAAGGTAACAGGGAAGTGACGGAGAAGCACTTGTCGAGTGGTTAATTACTCCACTCTATCCCTGTTATTTGTTTGTGCCAATTTCAAGTAATTACCTTGTTATTGACATATAAAGCACCCGCTAATATGTGAGTGCTTATTTTAATGACCCGACGTGGTGCGCGTTATTAAGAGGCGTGTCGGGTTCTGTTTGGTACTAACTTTGTCATCATTGCAGACATTGTTAGCATATAGTCGTCCTATGTTTGCTCGGCTTGACGACTATTTCTTATAAAATTTGTGTTTAAAAGGATAAAATATGGTTATGGAGCTTCTAATAGGACTTGAACCTATAACGAACTGATTACAAGTCAGTCATTCTGCCATTTGAATTATAGAAGCTTGTTGGTGATAAGCCTGTCCAAACATACGACAAGCTTTAAAGTCACTCACCAATGACTATCTATTAAAACTCTATTGAGTATTAATATTCAAACCCCCTGTAAGCAAAACCACTACTTACAAGGGGAAAAGGAGATAAAATGAAAAAGTCTAACTTATTAATATACATACCCCTCTATTATATTATACTAAGGTTTTAGCTTAAAAGTATCACTCTTTTTAAGAAAAATATAACCATTTTAGTGAAAATTTAGTGAAAGCAAAAAATAATGTGAAAAAATGTGTTATTTTTGAAAATTTTCTTAGTAATATACTATAGGGAGTGATTTAAAATGTCGTATAACACAAACACAAATTTTAAAAAAGGACAATCAAAGGGCGAATTAATTGGAGTTGTATTGCCTGACGAAACATTAGAGTGCATAGAAAGGATTTACAAGAAATTCGGTGGCGACCATAGACAGTTTAGCAATACAATAAGAACGCTGATGTATGTAGCGCTTAAAAATAACTTTGACAGTAATTTAGATTACATAGCTTGTAAACCTAGACGTCCGCAGCCAAAAATGACAGTTAATAAAGCAAGAGGTAAAAACCCTCAAAAAATGGTTTCTTGTAAGTCTGGTTTGATTGAAAAGATAGACAAACTATGCGAAAAGAATAATTCTAATAGGTCAGCGATAATGAGAATGCTTATCTGCATAGCAATTCAGTACAACTATGATGAACACTTTAATTATAAGCCAGCAGAGAGGATTGATTATTCTGCAAGAGAACAGCAATTTAGAGATTGTTTGATATTGCTTGACGAAATATGAAGAGGATGAAAAATATATAAAAATACAAAAACTAACATCTATA